ATTCGGGGATACACACGCCGCCGAAGGGCCAAGTACTATTGCCGCAATACAAGACTCAATTAAATGGGGCTGGGGCGGATCAAATGTTGCAAATGTCAACCCGGGTGGCAAGATTACTGCCTCAACGTTGAATGACATTGTCAATCGTATCAACATAAGCACATTGCGCACCAATAGCTCGGATTTGGAGTTAGTTGTCACTGCTGTACGCGGAGATAAAATTAGCGACGACTTCTTTAATGAAGCAGTTGGGTTACTAACAACTGCTCGCACACAACGTAATAATATTGCTCCAACCCTCCTTGAATTAAAAGAGCTCGGCGAAGAAGCCGGATACGCGTCATCTGGCGCAGCATGGGACTTTCAATTAGAAAATATAATTCACATTGATTTTGGCATTGCTGGTGACAACGATGTTCAACGGTACAACAAAGCTCGCCACTTCTTTAATGCTGGTGGCAATATTAGGCTGTCGTTTGAGGTTTTTGGTGGCGTGTTCGACGGCGGACCTGGTAATAGCTTCGAACGGTGGAATAAGAGTATTATAGAAATGGGTGCGCTGGTACTCAATGTAAATGATTGTATCAACTTGGTAAACGTAGGCCGCAAACACAATATTGGGTTTGCTGAACTTAGTAAGGATGTTGACCAATTGTTATATACAAGCCCAGCTGGCGCTGCTGGCTTTGGGGATAGCGGATATGGCACGTATAGCGCGTATAATGCAAGTCGTTTAAAAGTGTACGGCAAAATCACTAGTGACGGCAAATTGATTCTTCGCACAAATTTGGACCACTCGGGAATTTTTGGAAGTCCTAGCGGTCTGATCAAATTAATGGTGCACGCTGGCCAGCCAATTGATTCAATAACGCAACCAGAGCAATTGCCCTTACTCACTAGCGGATATTATCCGCTATCAACAACAAATAATGTATCACTTACCCTTCCAACCCCAGTCCTTATTCTTTTTAAAAATTGGACAGCGTTATCAGCGCCTGCTTAAATCGATACACTAGCAAATCCAGTTAGTGCTATTCCTAATCCAAGTGTAACTGTTAGATGGGATTCTGGAATCGCGTTCACATTAACACAATAAACGAACAAACCAAGCCAATATGTGCTGATAAGTATATGCACATAATAGCTTGGAGTCTAAATTGGATACTCGTTTAAGTGACGCATTGGCATTTGCCAATTACAGATTGACATTACAAATACAACGGAAAAACATTGATGCCAGCTTTGCGGCGTCAATGGTTGTATCGTATCAGTCTGCTATTTTCAAAGTAACACCAGAATTAATTTCGTTTGTGTCAATCAAAGTTGGGAGTGCAGTACTATTAGTAGAAGATCAAAGCGGTAATGTTATCACAATTGCAAATGCTGTTGCATTCCTGGACCTACTGTTAACAGCGTACGACACTGCGATGCTATTAAAACAAAGTAAGCAGCAAAAATTAAAATCTGCCAGGACTACCTCTAAAATCGTGGGGTTGTAACATCATGGGCACAAAGGGATTCATGATGTTTGCATATAACAACGAGCAGCTTGATTACACACAGTTGGGAATTGTTGCGGCGTATGCAATTAAAAAACACATGCCATCTTATCCAGTAGTACTGGTTACAAATCAAGCGAGTATTGATCATTGCAATGCAGTATATGGTAAGGAAATGATGGATGCTGCATGGGATAGCATCATTATCACCGAACCACCCAACGAGCATAATATGCGGCTGCACCAAGATGGTGCTTACAACAGCTTCAATGCCCAATTTACAAATACAAACAAACATGACATTTATAATTTAAGTCCGTTTGATGAGACTATATTAATTGATACTGATTATATATGCGGCAATGCTAATCTAGCAATGCTGTTTGATGGGCAGCATGACGTAGCAATGTATAGAGATGCAAAAAATCTCTGCCTTGAGGATCCACTTCCCACGGAACAATGGTTACATCACGCCGGCATTCGTATGTGGTGGTCGACGGTAGTATATTGGCGTAAGAGCAACGAGGCAATGCACTTTTTCAATATCTGGAGCGAAGTTAAGAAGAACTGGGAGTATTATCGCTTTCTGTATAAGTTTCCGGGACTATTGTACAGAACAGACTATTCAGCAAGTATCGCAGCCCATATGTGTAACGGATGGCAAGACAGTGGATTCATCGGGGAGATCCCAAATTTCATGCGATACCAAGACCAGCGCGATGACATTGTTGACGTCACGGTCCCTAGCCGATGGGTTATGCTGAGTAACATGCCAAGTGAGTATGAGAATGTAGTAGTAGAGATCGATGGAGAAGATATTCACGTCGTGAATAAGAAAAGCATCATACGCAACTTTGATAAAATTATAGAGATGCTAGCATGACAGTACATATACTAGTGACGCCCGGCCAAGAACGCTTGGCAGAAGTATCAAAATTTGACATCCAGATATCTTGCCCAACTACAGATATTAACGTGATTATATTGGATATAACCCCATTTAAGCAAATTGCTCATCTTGGCACATTAGATTACTCTGCAGGCGATGTAATTTTAATTGCTGGTGCATGTCCACGCCCTGTTACATTTGAAATTGCAAAAATTGCCCGTGACACAAAGCAAAACTACATGCCTGGTAAGGGGATGGACCATAGAGGGGTAGAACTTCCACGCGGAAGCATAAAGCACAGACTGCCAATAGAACACAATAATCATGCCGCATGGCCATACATTGCCATTATTGGGAACCCAGAAGCCGCTAAGTTAAGTTTTCAGCTGGTTGCCCATCTGCATCAAGCAGATTATTGGCCGGTGTATTGTCCAGAGATTCCAATGCTTCAACATTTACTTGCCGTTCTCCCTTCAACTGGCTTATGGGAAGCGCCACAGTGGTTTGAAATAGTTGACATGAGTACGCAGGATCTTAACCTATCTCTTACGATGTATACTAGTCACGTTTGGCACGAATGGATTTCATTCTTCCCGGCTGCACAAAATTTCAAATTAGAGAACCATGCTCAGATTCGTCCGATATGGTTAGCAGGCAGTGAAAAGCCGCTGGAGTACTGGCATTAAATTTGAACTCCGCCCACGTTCGGACATGCGGCCAAAATTATGGACCATAATATATGAGCCAATCCGTGGCGCCATTCGTTCGATTGTAGCTGGTCACAAGAATGTTGATAACTCATTGGTAGTTCCATTGGCCCGAGTGACCAGAATATTAGCAGGCACAAGTAATCAAAATAATTATAGAGTATTATTTAATGAAAAACTTGGGGTAATGGATCTCATTGAGATTACTGGACTAGCTGCCTTAAAAAAGAAAATTGCAGCCCCGGCTTGGCTAACTGTAGCAGAGGGTCAATATGCGCAATCTGCTGGCTTGCACGCCACATTGTTTTCAAACAATGGAGTATTGAGAATTGAAGCAACACGTCAAGTAATACGGCAGTGCAAAGAAATGCTGTCAAAAGGGCGCATAAATGACAAACTTTCAATCTTTATGACAGATGAAAGTGACCCACATATTTTGCTCGGTAGATTAGATATGACACTAACCGAGTTATTAGAACATGGACACTGCGATGTTATACTATGGTCAGTTATTAACCACGATATTGTTTCTGAAATATTATACCGTAATAAACGAGTTAGAATAAACATGCCGCAGGTTGCTGGCAGTATTAGTTTCGTTCGGACCAACGAGTATGTTCGTTACTTAGGAACAGTTGAAGATCATTTAACGATGAGCCATCGCGGAAATGGCAAACACATTACAATTTTTCTACACGAAGGCAAAATATTGGCACACAGTCATTTTGCTATTGATTCGCCAATAAATACATGTGTAGGGAATATGAATATTGCATTACTTAACGGTGATGACCCAAATATGTTTGTTAAATGGGCCACCTTACCAGCATTGCTACTACGACAGCCAGAACCATTTGAAATAGCAGCAGAGTGGCCAAACGACATGCCATTGCATGTGTTATATACTACACACAATCTAGATATAGGAGTATTGCCTTGAAAACACCAATAAGCGATTTTGATGTAGTATTCATTAGTTACGACGAACCAAATGCAGATGCAAACTATGCTGATCTTTTGGAAAAGTGCCCCTGGGCCAAGCGTAG